CAAGGTAGTCGATTGTTTCAACGCCTTCATCGAGGGCAACCTAAGCCAAGTGGTGGAAACGCTATGAAGAAGATAACCGTTGAGGTCGAGGGCGATGACGCCGAGGTTCTGATCGACTACCTATCCAACATCGAGCGGCTGCTCACTGAGATCAGAGACTCTTTGGCGGTGAAAAAGCCAGCGCCGAGGCGCAAGTCGAATGTTTCACATGGAACAAAATCTGATGGATAAATACTTTGAGACGCTGGACATGGCTGCGTTCAGGATGATGCACCAAATGGATTCGCCAAAGGCTATGCGCCTGTTCAAGCATGTGCTTGACGTAGAGCACGAGGCTGGGCCAGAGGCGGATTACATTATCAGGACGTGGAAGAAAGAGCGGGGGGTTAAATTGGCTGAATCGCCTCAATGACTGGGCGAGCAGCCTCTTGTCGCAGGCGCTCCATCTCTGGAGTGTCACGAGGGTCTAGCCCAATGACGCCCAGCCCAGCTTCTGTGACAGCTTCTGCTGCTGGCATTATTGCTTTTTGAAATAAAAGTTGAGCTGGCCCCATGTTAGATTCATCCGTCAGGTATTCAGTCAAAGCGCCCAATCCTCCCAACGCCGAGGCTTTTAACTCACGACCTCTAGGGCTTTGAGTTTCAAAGTCTACTAAAGCAGATGATCTCTTACGCGCTGCTTCAACTTCTTCAGGCGACAATCCAGCTTCAAACGCGGCTTCAGCTCCAGCCATACCCATAAACGGCTCAATAAGTATATCTGACAACCCTTCGTAAGCGACTTCGCCTGCGCCATATAAAGTATCACCCAACCCACCAATTCCTCGGCTCTTAGGTGTTATTTGCTCGCGCATCATAGACTCAGCGTCTTTTGCTTTTTGCTCTTGAGCTTGGGCTTGTTCTGGAGAAAGCATTTGAAGAGCGGCTAATCCTGCTGGCGGCACCGTAAACATCGCTCGTCTTTTAGCTGCTTTTTCTCCAATTGTTTGGCCGTCTTTTGTAGGTTCATCCAGATAAAAAACTCGGCTTTCGTGGGGCACCCCTTCAGCATCTTCAACCGAAATTGTTTTACCTTTAGGCTTACCAGTAGTTGTTTCTGATGGATTGAATACTCTTTTTATAGAAAATGGTATTTGCTCATCGTATGCGCCAATCAAACCGGGGTTGTTCCATCGATTCTTTTGAACTTCTCCGGGCGTAAACGCTACACCGTCATAACCCTCTCTCGATGCTCTGTCGAAAATGTATTTCATGCCCAAGTTGTTCCAACTTTCAGTGTCGGTAACAAAAGGCGCTCTTTCGACAAAAGACGAATAGGGACTGACCATCTTCCCGCCTTTTTTTGCTCGCTCATCGACAGAAAAATTGTTGTAAGCCTTTTGCAAGCGGCGCATTGCGTCCCTTGGAACACCCTCTAGTTCGAGCGTGTTTTCTATCAAGTTTGTGGCTTGTTGATTCAGGTCTCTATTTACTTTTCCATAGCTGTCGGCATCGAAAAGTTGTAACAAACGACCAAAAGACTCTTTGTTGAAATCAGCAACCGACTGCAAACTTGCATTTGTAAGCCCCGGCGAGCTGAATTCTTTGATTTTTTTGTCTATACCGGGCAGATCGTCAGTATCAACATAGTCCGATATGGTTTGTCTAATCAAAGTAGGATCAGACGGAAAACTTGTCGTTGATCTGATGGGGGCTGAATCACCCTGTTCAATTCGTAGTAAGCGGCCTTTCAACGCCTCTGGTAAATAAAAATTCTGACTTCGCTGACCGTCGTTGAAAGCATCTTCGTAAATTTTCTTCAACGCCGCTTTTTTTTCATCGACAGAAAAGCTGTCTACAATTGCGTCGCCGCGCAGTTGTTTTGCAACCGTTTTAACGTCTTCGTGATGATCGTTCAAAGCAGACTTGATTCTTTCCATTGATCTGGAACGGATGCCAAACTTCACGCTATCGGCTGGACTAACATCTCTTATGTTGTATGGCTCGCTGAGTGCGCGAGCAACTTGTTCAAGAAATATGGGCAACGTCGAACTGTCTTTTATTCCTTCATAAATATCAAAAACACCCTCTAACTCATCTTTAGCCTTTGACTCGGCGTACTCGATAGTTTCAGGATCTTTGAACCCCTGATTTCGGCCCGTTTGACCCCAATCGGATTGGAACTCTTCAACATACAGTATTAAATTGCCGTTTTTATCTCTTCGATCCTTTGTTCGCACATGGAAAATTTGGTTTTCAGCGTCTGGATAATGTATGCCTTCGCTGAATTTCAATTCGGGCAATTTCAACGCGAAAACCGCCTCTACAGGGTTGTCTCCACCCGGCAAGGTTCGATCTTCCCAACGCAGGTTGTTGTTGTTCACGCCTTCTATAATGTTTTCGTATCGCCCCAAAGCAGCACTTAACTGCACCTCAGCTTCTTGTCGGCCCGGCACGTCATCATCTAAGAAATTTCTACCTTCTCGAAGAAGGCGCGGGTCGCTGTTGCTGGGCAAACCAAACCCATATTCATCATTACCAACCATAGAATACGGCGTAGGGTTGCCGTCAAGCATTAAGGTGACTCGTTGAAGTGGCTCGTCTAAATACTCCTGCTCTTTAAGGAAATATGCCGCGTCGTACAAAATCTTTTTGTCGGTTTCGTCTAACGCCTCTAGCCCGACCCCCGGTTCATAAAGAAAATCTCTAATCGATTCGTTATTCTCATCCATGATGTAGCTGAGGATGTTTTCATCTCTGTTGTAGCCAACACTCAAAGCGTCCAGCGCCAAGTCCTCGTCTTCCATGATCTCGGTGATCCCGGCAGACTCAGCATCAAATTCTTTTTTTACACGACCAATAACATCAGTGCTTCCCTCACGAAAAACCGGCATACCTTCGGTAACTTCGCCTACAAATTCAAAATTTGTCGCGTCTGGGCCAGTATCCAACACTCCAACAACCTCATCAGGGCCGAAGCCGGGAGCTTTGATGGCGTTTCGATCTGCAAAAACACCGAAACGACCGTCTCTAGCTTCTCGGAAAGGAAAATATGACAGCTTTCTTCCATCATCCAGCTCAACAAAAAGGCTTTGATGAGCCTCATTAAAGCTTAGGACATCGCTGCTAAAGCTTGTGTTAGAGGGAGCGTCACCTTTGTATTCAGTTACAGAAAACTCAATGCGGTTTTCATCAATAACCTTCAGGATCTCGTCTTGGGTGACCCGATCTTGTTGAAAAAGATCGTCTAAACCCAATTCCTGCAATTCTTTTTTACTAACGCCCTTTTTCTGGAACATTCGACGAGCATCATCGCCGCGCATTTTCTTTTGAGGCGCGTTTAACGCGATTTCTTCTGCTTGGCTGTAAAAACCAAACTTGTCTGTCTTCGCTGGCTTGAGTAAACGCTTATAAAATCCCATTTAAAACCGCCGCGTGGCTGGGTTCGACGGTTCAAAGATGTCTACCTCACCGCCTTCTTTGTAGCCACGGCCCTTGACCAAGCCTTTTGACCCAGATGCAGCCTTCATTTTTTTAAGCTCTTCGTCTGATACGCGACCAGAAATCGAGGCTATTGCACGTCTAAGCATGTCAGCGTCATTTCGAGCATCACTCAACGCAGGAACGGGGGATTGGTCGCGGGGCGAGACGTATCGACGCATGACTCCGTATTCAGGGTGAGAAACCACCTCAAAATACTGGCCGCGCTCGTTGTCAAAGCTGAACCCCATCTCTTCGTACACGGGGTCGCGGTTTGGATCGTCAAAGATGTCGATGTTTTCTACAGCGCCACCTGATTGAAAGCTTTGACTTTGCCGCTTTCGCTCTCTTTCTTTGAGTCTCTCTTCTTGTTGGCGCTCGTATTCATCTAATCTGTCAGAACGCTCTATTTGTTTTTGAAACAACAAGTCACGAACCCTATCCCCAATCGTCACCTCTCGATTGTCAAACGGACTCTCGCCGGGGCCGTAGATGCGTCCAACGCGGCTTTTTTCTATTGACCTCTGAACAGCGACATCTCTCGGAGGAATGTATGATCTAATTCGACCATGCTCTGGATCGTCCACCATCTCAAAGTATTCGTTGCGCTCTGGGTCGAAAATAAAGCCCATTTCCTCATAAACCGGATCTCGGAACATGCTTTCTTCGCTAAAGATGTCGATATCATCCATCACGCAGCCTCTTGTTGCTTATTAAACCCCGCCTTCAACAGCTCCAGCCACTCATCAAGAGTAACCACCGCTGTCCGAGAGTTATCTCGCGCCATATTTTCGTTAATCGCGTAAAGCGGCAGGCATACCCTGATCGCTTTGTTGTTGAACTTGTAGATTAGAACGGGCGTATCGTCACCGCAAGCGGCACAAACCTGCTCCCACCACGCAGGGGCAAACCACCAGCCCGATTTGTACGCCTTGCACTCGATGGAATGACGCGGGATCTGAATGTCACACAGGTCAGCGGTTTGATATTGGTCGAGGTTACGCTTACAGGTAAAACCAAGGGCGTGTTGATCGGCAAACGCATTGATGCGCTTTACGATGTCGCGCTCGAATGCCGCGCCTTTGTTTCTGGAATCTGCCATCTGGCGAGTTTAAGCGAAAAAAAATTGAAATAAAATTTTTGGGGCGAAAGTTTTTGCGGTAGATTCGCCATTGCCTTGGGCGGTCACTGCCTATCTTCCACCCCCGTCTGGAAAAAGTGGCCGCTCAGGGTACCTACCTTTTCGTTGTGGATTTTTGGGGATTCTATGAGCAAAACCTTGCTATAGCTATCGCGCCTGCCGAGGTCGCCAAACAGGGGGGTGCGGGGGTCGCAATCTAACGCGATCTGACAGGCTTTTTCCGACCCTATAGGGTTCCTACTCCGCGTGACGCCAGCCCGTGAGAGGCGCGTACAGGCGCTCAGAGAGAAGAAAACCAAGGTCTCGCAGCCTTCTGGCCGAGACATGTCTCGCCTCTGAGCAGGGCCGACCAAACCGACACGCAGACGCAGCGCCAAATGCGTGGGAATTCCCCTTAAAAATCAAAAGCTTAGCGTTTTTTGCCAAAAAATGGCGAATTTCGCCAGATTTTGAGGGGCTGGGCGGGAGGCGGGGCCAAAACGAGGTTCGTTTGGCGGATGCGCCAAGCCGACGAGGTTAGTGGTCTTTGTCGCTCATCTCACTGTCCACGCCGAGCAGCTCGTTGAGCCGATGCTTGATGTCATCCTTTGTCATCTTCTGTAGATCAGCGTTGATGTTCAGGTTCTGGCTGCGGTGGATCGTGAGGCCAGCGAGTTGGTTCAACTCTTTAACCGCACTCACGGCAGCATTGTACGCGCCGTTCTCGAATGCAGTCTCGGCTATGTTCCACAGCATCGCTCCAGTCTTCTGCGGCGTAACCGCGTACTTCTCGCGCAGCTCATCCTGCTTCACCCGCACAGCTCTCGTCACCTTCGGGAAGTCTTTGCCGTTGAGCATCTTTGTCGCAGCACTCGCTGGGAACGAGAACCCAGCTCTTCGAGCCGCTTCTGTCTGCCCACTCGCCCCCTCAGTGTAATGCCACACGAAAGCCGCTTGCATATCTGTAATGCCAGCCTCTTCATCAGCAACGAAAGCACTCGGCGTCTCCACCAATTGCTTCCGCTCTTTCTTCGGCCTGCCTACCCGCTTTTTTTCTTCAGCCATCCACTGTCCGCCAGTTCGTTAAACAACCCCCGCGCCACATCCTCTGGATGTGGCGCTTGTCCTGCTTCCTCACGCTCATCCGTATTCATAATGCGCCAGCGCCTATAGTTCGCGTCTCTGTCCTGCTCGTGATCATACTTGAACTCGTTCATGCAATTCTCCACTCAGGGTACTAGGGCAGGGAGGGTACAGTGTTTCCAAACTTTCAAAAAACTTGAAACACCTTAGAGCACTACAGCGCACTGTATACCTATACCTATTTATTATTATTATTATTAAATAAAGGTACCCTACCCTACCCTGTTAATAAAAGACCATAAATCAATAACTTACACTCACCACTCATAGGGCACCATTTTAGATACCCTCAATAATCCTTGTTCCAGCCTCCAGAAAACTTATCAGCGTTGCCAACTTCGACTGGCGTGTAGTCCAGATCGTACACTTTTTTACCGTTACTCTTTCGGGGTTCAAGCCCGTGAGTTGAGAGTACCCTGCTCGCATCCTTGATGTCTGGCATCCTCGGCTGACTAATTCCAAGGTCGCGCAAGAGCTTTGTCATCTGCACTGGCTTGGTGTTTACGCTCTGAAAGTGAACGTGTTCGAGTATCAAGTCCTCGACGCTGGACTGGGTGCGATAGTATTCGTTTGAGTCTTGCAGCGTCTCTCGCTGCTCTGGGTCTAAGTACCAGCTAACCCCCTTCTCATAGAGCGTCTCCTTAACCTCAGCCCACAGTTGCTGCATGTCGATGTTGTGGTTTGCGTTGATCGCCGTGACAGCGATGACCCAGAAGCGTCGGTTACTGTAGTCGGTCAAGAACTCGCGGTTGTTGACGCTTGCGTAGAACGCTGTGCGCCTCTGGTAAGTTGTGCTGGCGCGGTCATAGGGGAGCCGTAGCTCATCCACCTTCTTGGTTACAAACGCCTTGAGCTGGTCGAGGTCACTCTTCTTAAAGGTAGACTCGATCTCGCCTAGCTCCACGATCCAATGGGAGACGGCCTGCTTGACGCTGTCCTTGTCACTTGGATTAAGCGTAGCGCCTTCCAGAAGCCAGCCCTCGTCGTAATTTGCCAGTCTCTTGAACCACAGCGTCTTACCCAGACCCTGAGCGCCTTGAAACGTCAGTATACCCTCCAAGGCTGCGCCATTCGGCTCACAAGCCGCTGCTACGCAGGAAACCAGCCATTTGGTCATCAGCATTTCTTTCAGTGGCTCGTCGCTGCTCTTGATCGTGTTGAGAAAGTCTCTGAGTCGGCTTGTCCCGTCCCACGGCCTGCTTTCCATCCACTCCCGCACCGGGTTGTACTCCCGTGCTAATAGCTTCAGATAGTCGCGCACCTTCATGTGCGGCACACCGATTTGAATGCAGCGATCCTCGATCTCAATGAGTGCAGACTCATCACGCATGTCGGCAATGAAGTCGGTGTGGGGGATGCTGATCTCCATGTTCTTCTTGATCACGTTGTAGCGCACATCGATCTGGTTAACCGTCAAAACACCGCGCACATTGTCCTTAGTGTTTAGAAACCGTCCCTTTTCCGTTTTGTTCCAGTCGTATTCGACTGGCACCTCCACATTGTTCAGCTCAGGCATCAGCTCGCCTTCAAGAGCGTGGTCGTTGTAGTCGCCTTTGGACTGCGGCATCAACACCTCAGCCTGCGAACCCTTCTTCTGCACAGTCTGCGCGGCCTTTACCGCCGCCTTTTCTCCTGCTTGGCTTTCATCGAAGTCCGCAATAAAGACGTGCTTGGCCTTCGGAAAGTAACCGCTAATAATGTCAGCGACTGAGTCAAGGTTATTAGCGCTAAAACAAACCACGACTGGCTGTCCCAAGTCTGCGAAATAGCTGGCTCCCGTAGCGTAACCTTCAACGTAGTTGATCGTGTGGGCAGTACGCATGGAGTTGGGGTCGATGACAAAGAAAGAGCCAGACGTTTTGCTGCCCTTCATGAACATCTTTGAGCGTTCACCGCCGTCTTTAATAAATTGCAGCCCAACAATTTTAAGCTTTGAATCGAGCAACGGGATCACCAACTGGTTACCCTGCTCCCGCAAACCGTAACTCGTGACGCCCTTCCGCTTGAGATATGGGTTGTTATCTGACGCTTCTGGAAGCGTATCCCACAACTGTTTAGCCCGTTTTGCGGTGAGCGCCTGCTCTTCTTCTTTTTCTTTTACGGCTTGCTCGCGCCTCAAACGTAATTCTTCGCGCTGCTCGTCGGTCATTCTGTGGTTGGCTGCGTTCTCAGGCTTCCACGTCGCTGTTGGCTCGTCGTTGCTCACGGTGCGATCACCACAACGGCCAAACGCAACCTCTTGATCAGGCCAGAACTGGTACCAGCCGACCAACTTTTGCTGGCCACCAACGTCCATGTAGGCGCGGCC